GCGATGCGCAGCCCTTTTGCCAGGTCATGGGCTCGCCCGTCGGCGGCCGCATGGCGCAGCTGCCCGAGGGCGTAGGCCCGCGCGATTAGTTCCACGTGAAACCGATGGACCTTAAGCTTTCCGCCGCGCTGTCGATCGCTGGCAAGCACCGCGAGCTGACGCCATCCAGCCAGAAAGCGAGCTGCCCGCCAGAGCAGCGAATTACGTGGCGCCGTGGTGGGAAAAGCGGTATAACGACGACTACGGCCAGTTCATCCGCGCGAACTGGTCGCACTTCAAGGCTTTAATCAAACCGGAGACCTGACCCATGGCAATGTTCAAAAAAGTAATGCTCAAGACCGAAAGCGGCGATCCCGTCCGCCCGGAGGGCTTCACCATTCCCAGCTTCGACAATTTCGTCAACCGCCAGGGCGCGCGGGGATTTCCCGAGGTCCTGTTCTGGAATGAGCGGGTTTTCGTGTTCACGTCGTTCGACCGGCCGCTGACCGATGGCGCGCCGAACGTGGGCGTGTATACCGAAAGCTTCGCCGCGGCGATCGTGCCGATTCCCGAGATTGACGACAACGGGTTCAAGCTGACCGATTCCAGCGACGAGGCCAACCCGGCCGACGCGTAACACCGCAACAACACGGAGCCACCACCATGAAACTCAGAGTTACGCGGGTTTTCCCCGCATTCCTGCGCGGGATACTCTCGCCCGCCGATATCGCGATTAAGCCCGGCCCGGCGGTTCAGGTATTGCCGACGCCCGAGCAGGGCGAGCTGCAGCGGTTGCGCCTGCGCGTGAATGAGCTGACGCGCGAGGTCGAAGAACTGCGGCGCGGCCAGCCCGACCCGGTCACCGCGGCCAAGCGTTTCGATATCGCGCTCATCAAGCAGGCCGATAAATCGCAGGCGCAGGGCATCAAGTTCCGCCGGCTGAAGGGCGAGGTTGTCCGCATGAAAACGCTGTACGGGCACATCGCGCCGTATCTGCGCAGCCTGCCGAAAGCCGGGTTTTCCCAGCTGCAAAAGGCGGCGATCGATGATATTGCGTATGCGGCCGAGCAAATCGGCGCGATCGACCCGGACCTGTTCGGGCTGTCGCGCGCCGAGGAGGTCCGCGTCATCGAGCAAAAGAACCTCGCGCGTGCCGTCCTGGCGGGCCTCGATGTTGTCAACCAGCTGTCGGCAGACCATAATCCCCAGACTTCAAACAACGGAGCACTGACCCATGACGACAGCAACAGCAGGCAAGCCGAAAATCAAGCTCAAGGCCAGAACGCCAGCGCCAGCCCCTACAGCAGCCACCCCCAAGAAGACGACGGCGAAGCCGGCTAAACCCGCGAAAAAGGCGAAGAAAAAGAAAAAGCCCGTCAAGGTCACCCCGGCCCCGATGCAGCGCCGCGCGGCCAGCGACGACCAGACGTTCACGGTTACGCTGCGCACCCGTCATGCCGAGTGGGTCAAGATGCGCGCTGCCCAGAGTCGCCGCACGGTCGAGCAGCAGCTCGAGAAAATCGTCCGCGAGAATTACGCGCTTGACCCGAACAACAAGACGGGCGGCACCACCACCGACGCGACGCAGGTCGGAGCCCTGGCCGAGAAGAAACAGCAAGCCGCGGCCGAGTCGTGACAGAAAAGCTTTCCCCCTGGTTCTGCATGCTGCACGGCGACGTTAAGCAGGACGTTGCCGCCAGCTGCGCGGACTACGACGGCAAGCCCGATGCCGTAATGAAGTCCTGCCTAACCTGCAACCGCCACCGGACCAGCGCCGCCCCGAAAAAGCAGGTACTCATCACGCCGAAACAGCGGCAGGCGTACATCATCAGCGCCCGCGAATGGTGGGACACGAAGGGCCGGCATATGGTCGCGCAGAAGGGCAACGAGGAGCGGGTCGGCGGCAAGTTCCGCGCCGGCACCGGCAACGCGCCCGGCATCCGCACCACCGGCAGCAAGGAAAAGGTTCTGCCCTCGGGGATCTTGAACGGCAAAATGTTCGACAACCTGACACCGCGCGAGCGGTCGCAGGTGCTCAAGGCCTGGATGCACTACTACACCGAGTTCAAGTTCCCGGACCTCACCGAGAAAGACCTCGCCCGCGCCAAGCAAAAGCTGAAGATCAAGCCCGCCACCATCGCCGAAGCCGTTAAGCTGCACTGATGCGCGCGGAGTTCCGCCCGGAAATCGATTTTTCCAGCTCGCCGACGCTGTCGGAATACGTCATGTATTGGCCGCAGGACCCGATCAGCCGCGCCGTGCTCGGCGTGTTCGGGCCGGTCGGCTCGGGCAAGTCAACGGCCTGCTGTGTGAAGCTGATGATGATCGGCTTTCTGCAGGACCCGGACCCGCGCGACAACATCCGAAAGGCCCGCCTCGGCGTCATCCGCAACACGACGCCCCAGCTGAAAAGCACCACGATCAAGACCTGGCTTGATATCTTCCCGCAGGAACAATGCGGGCCTATCGTGTTCAGCTCGCCGATTATCCAGCGCATCCGGGTTCCGGTCGGCCCGAACGGCGAGCCCGGCCTCGACATCGAAATCATGTTCCTGGCGCTCGACAACGAAAAGGACATCGGCAAACTGAAGTCGATGGACTGGACGGCGCTGTACATCAACGAGGCCGACCTCATCGCCCCGGCCGTGTTTCGGTATGCCCGCCGGCGCCTCGGCCGGTATCCGCGCAAGCATGGCGATTTTCAGGCCAAGTACCCCGTCATCATCATGGACTGCAACAGCGTCGACGAGGACCACCAGCTGGCCGAGTGGTACCAGAACCCGCCCGAGGACTGGAAATTCTGGAAGCAGCCGGCCGCGGTGCTCGAGGTCAAGCAGGTCGCCAAGGGCCTGTTCGAAGTCGTCGAGGACGATCCGCGGTACAAGGGCCAGCGCATCAAGGCCCGCCGCGCCTACGAGGCCGCGCACCGGCTTTGGTTGCTCAATCCCGAGGCCGAGAACCTGGCGCACTTGCAGGATGGCTATTACGAAACCCAGCTCGCCGGCAGCAAGCTCGCCGAAATTCAGCGCGACCTGCAGGTCAAATTCGTATTTAACACGTCGGGCAAGCCGGTTATTCCCGACTTCGCCGACGACGTCCACACCGCCGAGTTCCCGGTCCTCGAGGACGTACCGCTCGAGCTGTGTTCTGACTTGGGCGGCGGCACGCTGAACCCGGCGGCGCATGCGTTTCAGTGGCACCCGCGCGGGACCTTGCTCATCCACGACGAGCTGTATGGCTCCGTGGTTGGCGTCGATCGGTTCAGCAAGGAAATGTCGAGAATGTTGAAGCGGCCGCACTTCAAGAATGCGCCACTGCCGCCGGCCGGGAAGGGCCTGCGCCTGCACACCGACCCGGCTGGCGTGAAGCGCGACGAGGTTTTCGAGACCTCGGTCCATGACTACCTGATCGGGTACGGCTGGCAAGTGCTGCCTGCTGACAGCAACGACCCGCTGTTGCGCATCGAGTCGATCACCAACTGCGCCACCCGCATCATTCACGGCAAGCCCGGCCTGCTGATACACAAGCGTTGCCGGATGACGCGCAAGGCCCTCGCCGGTAAATGGCAGTATCGCCGGCTGAAAATCAGCGGCACCGAGGACCGCTATCACAACGAGCCCGACAAAACGCACCCGTGGAGCGACCTCGGCGACTCGCTGGGTTACGGCGCCATGTCGCGCGAGTCTCGCCGGTTCCGGCGCGCACTCGACAGCCCGCGCCAGCAGGCCGCGCGCGTGCAGTTTGACGTTTACGGCACGGCGCCCGGCACGGTTTCACAAGCAAAAACGGACTTTAACCCCCATGACTAAAGCCGTCGATTACGACCCTTCAAAGAACGCGGTCCTGTGGTACGTCGCCTTTTCGCCGCGGGCAACGCACCTTATGCCGTGGTGGGTGCGCCTGTTCACGCGCGATAATTTCCAGCACTGCTACGCTTTCCGCGACTACAACGGCATCACTCTGATCGTCAACCATATCGCGCAGGGTTTGCTGGTCGATGCGACCAACGTGAAGGCGGTCGACTGCGCTAAAGCGATCGCGCGCGACAAGGGCGAAACCATTGTCCTTTTTGCAAGCCGTTTAAAACCCCGCTACACTCCCCGAGGAGTGCAGTCCTGTGTATCGGTTGTCAAGGCGCTGATCGGCCTCGCCGCCTGGCGCGTCTGGACACCGCAAGGGCTGTACCAGTACCTCATCGATAACGGCGGAGTGGTCATATGGGCGGAAAAGGGCGTCAAATCCAACCGAGCGAAACCGAGCGCCGCGCCATCAACCTGCGCGAGCAGAACGAACTCGCGACCCAAATCCAGCTGAATGCCGATCAAGAGCGGCGCATGCGCGCGATGCAGCGCGGCGGCCGCAAGCTGTTGCTGTTCAACAACGTGCTAGGCGTGAAGCCCCAGCAGCAACAGCAGCAGACCGCCACCATGGGCGTGCGCAGCTAATGCCCTTCAAGGTCCTCAACGCGCAGGCCGCACTCCTCGACATCGAGGACATCAAGAAACGATTTTCCAATTCCGAGCGGGTCAAACTGCTGTGGGAGCCCCTGCTGCGGGCCGTGTACGAGTTCTTTCTCCCGAACCGGAACCTGTACTACAGCACCGCCCAGACTCAGGGCCAGCTGAAAACCGACCGGGTATTCGACTCGACGGCGCAGATATCGATGATGCGCAGCGCGAACCGCATCCAGTCGACCCTGATGCCGCCGTTCGCGAAGTGGGCCGGGTTGCAGGCCGGGCCGATGATTCCCGACAACAAGCGGGACGAAGTCAACAAGCAGCTCGAGTTCATTGAGCGCCAACTGTTCGCGGTCATTCACGCGAGCAATTTCGATACCGCGATCAACGAGACCCTGATCGAACTGCTGGTCGGCACCGCCGCGCTGCTCACCCTGCCGGGCGACTTCGATCACCCGGTTATGTACATCGCGGTACCGTTGCAGCAGGTCTACCTCGAAGAGGGTCCTTGGGGATCTGTCGGCGGCGTGTTCCGCAAGCATCGCGTCATGGTCCGCAACATCATGGGCCAGTGGACCGACATCAAGAAACTGCCTGACGCGCTGGCCAAGCTGCAGCAGGAAAACCCCGAGGCCGAGGCCGAAATCCTCGAGTACACGTATCAGTCCCGCGCCAACGGCCGGAACGTCTGGGTCTATGACCTGATATGCCTCAGTGCCGGCGCCGTCGCGCAGAACATGCGCCTGCACAATCGCGTGTACAACCGTAACCCCTGGATTACGCCGCGCTGGCTGAAAATCGCCGGCGAGGTCTACGGCCGCGGGCCTGCCGTGTTCGCCCTGCCCGATGTCAAGACTCAGAACAAAATCATCGAGCTGGTCCTGCGGAATGCGGCGCTGGCCGTGTCGGGCGTCTGGACGTACGTCGATGACGGCATCCTGAACCCGAACACCATCGCCATTATTCCGGGCGCGACGATTCAGGTCGGCGCCAACGGTGGCGCGCGCGGGGCTTCCCTGCAGCCGCTCAATCGCCCCGGCGACCTTGGCCTTGCGATGGACCTGAACGAGTACTACACGATGCAGATTAAAAAACATCTGCTCGACGATTCCCTGCCGCCGGACGCGGGGCCTGTGCGCAGCGCCACCGAAATCGTCCAGCGCATTAAGGACCTGGCTCGCGACATCGGCGGGCCTTTCGGTCGTCTGTACACCGAGCTGGTCGTCCCGGTCATCCAGAACACGCTCGACATCATGGAGGACGCCGGCTTGATTCCGCGCGTCTCGGTTAACGGGCTCGGCGTGCGCGTCGTCGTTACCTCGCCGCTCGCGGTCGAGCAAAACCTGAACGACGTGCAGAACGCCGTGAACTGGCTGTCGGCCCTGGCGCAGTTCGGGCCGGAAACAGTCAGCACCGCGGCGAAGCTCGAGGAAATCGGCGCATGGATGGGCGAAAAGCTCGGCGTTCCGGCCGACCTGATCCGGACCAAGGACGAGCGCGCGAACATGAAAAAGATGCTGCAGGCGGCCGCCGCCAAGCAGCTCGGCATCGAACAAGGCGACTCGCGCAACCTCG